GCTACTGCGCTCCATAGAGCTTCCCTCAATTTCTCGTTCACGTTCATCTCCAAAGTTCATAAGACAAGCATCACATACCGCATACTCGTAGTCTTCTCCTTTCAAGACGACAGCGAGTTTATCCTCTGCTAATTCAACACTGCATATATTGCATGCATAAGTTATTTCCATTCTAATTCCGCCATCATCTCAGTTAAACATGCTACTAAGTTAATTTCTTGATCAGCTACAAATGCAGCTTTATGTTGATAGTCAGCTAATATCAATACTAGTTGAGGTATGCTATTAGGCTTCAAGTATGTAGAGCTGTTATCGTAGATCAGTCTGAATATAGATGTTGAATCATTGTCACTATTTAGTCCTACCCATTTACGCATCTCAGTGAAGTTCTTATCTTTGATATACTGTACCAAAGCTTTCAAGTTATCATCAGATAAAGATACGAGAATACCACTATCAATAGTACCCGATACACTATACCTTTGCAACTCATTAAGTACTCGTCTCCAATCAGGAAAGTGCATTTGTAGCAACTGTGCTACAACTTTCTGATCAGAGTTTACATTATTCTCTTCTAAGATTCTCATAACTCTTTTATAGAATTGCTGAGCCATCTTAGGCTTTTCTTTATTAGGAATCTTAAAATGTATAACACTACAACGAGAATGTAAAGGCTCAATAATCCTATTGACAAAGTTACAAGTCAATATGAACCCACAGTTCTTACTGAACTCTTCCATAAAATTTCTCAGAGCTGGCTGAGTAGACTGAGCATTTAGATAGTCAGCCTCATCAAGTATCACATACTTTCTACCACCAGAGAAACTAACCGAAGAAGCAAATGTCTTGATCTCATTACGTAATGTATCAATATTACCAGACATACTACCATTCACTACAATGTAGTCTGAGTCTAGTTGTTCCAACATAGCCTTAGCAACAGAAGTTTTACCAACGCCAGGACCACCACTCAATATAAGATTAGGTACATTCTTTTGGTTAACAAATGTCTGAAAGGTCTCTTTAATTTGTTCAGGTAGTATACAATCGTCTATCGTCTTAGGACGATACTTCTCAACCCACAAATAATCATCACGCATAACATCATCCTTGTTTATCACCTATAATACCATCGTTCCATTCACGTTGGTAGTCAACAGCATCAGCATGCATTGCAAAGGTTTGGATGTGTTCAACATCACCTTCGAAATGATGAATAGCTACACTATAAAACGTTTTATAGCCTTCGGTTGGATGGACATGAGCCCAGCCGTCAAATAAATTCTGAATTTTGTTCAACTGCTATCCAATAGGTAATCTCTGGACCTGTTTCATTACGCGAGGTAAATTGTGAAATGCCTTTAGATGTAATCTTGCAATGATAGTTATAACTCATTAGCTTCATGTTCTCCGTCTTAAAGATAAACTTAAACTTATGGTTTGTATCATTGGGTCCTAAAGACTGTGTGTATTTATCAGAGGTTGGGTCACTGCTATTTATAGCTTCAAGGTTGATTTCCTCATCACCAGTAATAGATATTTCTGGTAGTTGCATAATATTAGCAGCTCTCAATACTGCATTCATTTGATCCCAGACAATCTCTATATCTAAGTCAGGATCTGGTATATCAATCGACTCCTTTGTAGGAGTAACAATCATAGAAGGGTCAGCAAACGTGTAGTTAACACTTTTACCATTACCAGAGATCTCTAGCGTATTCTCTTTAAACACATAAGTGGGAGTTTCAAAAAGAGAAACGACACCTAAGAATCTTGAGAGGTCATAGATTGCTCCGTTAGATGGAAACTCATCATCCAACATAGCTCTAGCCATGATGCTCTTCTGAGGAGACATTGTTGCTAGTGCATTACCTTTCTTAAAAGCAATCGAAGGATTAATCATAGAAAAGTTCTTCAATATATTCACAGTCTCATTACTAAATTTCATATCAACCTCAAGTTTTCATTATATAATTAAGTGCCTGTGCAAGAATATCAGCATTGTGATCATGCGTCTTTCTTCCATAGTGCACTAAGTCTCTTGCAAAATCATCTGGATGTATCTGATGTACAAACTGATTAGATATCTTTTGCAATTTATCATCCACGTTATTGTGGTCTTCTTCTACTGCATAAAACTTAGCACCTACTTCATGACATAACCATTTGATAGCATCTAGTCCTTTATACCATCTCATGTACGCAGCAGCGGTGTGAAAGTATTCTATAGTAGCCTCTTCAGATCCTTCCAGTCTTTTACGTCCTAGTTTATTAATTGACTGTATTTGCCAACAGTTCTTATTCAAGTCCCATTGTTCTGTTCTTGTATTGTGCCAAGGATAAGACATGACCACTAGATCAGGATTGACTTGTTTAATCCATCTCTTCAATATTCTATAGTAAGAATCAATACCATATCCTGGCATACCCATATTAACATATCTCATGTCTTTAGTCAACTGACAATTGTAATGAGCTTTATATGTCCATGATTCCTCAAAGGGCATACCAACAGCCATTGTATGGCTGTCTCCAATATAGATTGCACCTCCTTCTTCTGCTGTGATATCAACACAAGATCCATCATGTCTGAATCCTTGGCTGTTAATCATATATTTTATTTCAACAGGCTCATCTTCATCTGTGACTAAATCCTCAGCACCCTCTGGTTGTATCAACCAACCATTGATCCTCAATAAGTTTCTTGTTTGAGGATTAGCCATATGCTTTCCTAAGTGTTCTAATGTATCGGTTGGATATTGGAGAGATTCAGATGGTAAGAATCGACCTAATGAATGACGTAAGTTCTCTTGATGAGAGGTAGTCTGATTAAATGCAAATAATTTATCTACAATTACTCTCTCATTAGAGATAGTCTTCATAGGACCTCTCTCAATACTATTGTCTTTGATAAATCTCAGACCAAGAGCTTTGAGAGCTTTTAATATATCCCAATCAACATCATTATTATACCTGTCTGGTTCTTTTCCTTTTTTCCAATCACGCATCACTTAACTCTCTCATTTGCCTCCTTAGCTTTCTTTTGTTTCTTATCTAACTCTGCAACTGGTGACTTCATCTTATTACCAATCTGACTCTTATCAGCAGTAGCAGATGCTCCAATAGATGCAAGAGCTTGCAGACTACCTCCATAGACAAAGCTACCAACATGACTCAGTTTAACCCAAGGACATAACCATATCTTTAGTCCAGCTTTGATAGCCCATTGACAGAACATATAGTCTTCAGATAGATAACGTCTTGACTCAGGATCAATAAGAGCTTGGAAGTACATCATGATCTCTCTGGAACCATCAAAGTGCTCAGTCCTAACATGATCAGGCTTATAACTAAATCCACCAGGAGATAGCTCACTATCACCCCAATAAGCATCCTTGTATGTTTGCAATGCTCTCTTAGTAAACATCATGAAACCAGTACCACCTTCTAGCACCTCAGCTGGTTCATCTAAACTAATTTCAGTTGTACCAGGTACAGGATTAAAAACATAATCACCGACAAAGTTATCAAGTACGTTAGGATCTTCGTCAGCATGTCCCTGATCCACGGCCGACTTGATCTTCTCCCACGCAATACATTTCTTGGGATAAGGCGAGCAAAGAATGTCATATTCATCTGTCCTTTCGTCTTCTGGATCCTGTAGAGCCATCATAGAAATAACATCGTTTGCTTCAAAACCAATATCAGCATCAATAAAAAGCATATGAGTACAATCAGAACGCATGAACTCATCACAACAATAGTTTCTTGCTCTAGTGATCAAAGATTCGTTAAACAAGTAATAATACTTTAATTCTATACCATAATGCATACAAAGTGCACTGAGATCATTAGTAGACCTCGTATACATTCCTGCACACATACCACCATACATAGGAGTAGCTACAAACAGCTTCCTCTTACGTAGGTCTTCTATTTCAATTTTAATCTCCATTAATTAACTGCACCCTCATATTGAACGTCATGGAGAGAACCGCTGCCATAACTTCCAGCGTATTGGTTTAGAGACTCTGCTTTGAATAACAAGAACTGACCAACCCTTGTGCCTCTTTTGATAAAAGCAGGACCACCGTTGACATGCAAAGCACCAGCCATAACCCCACTGTAACCAGAATCATACAACCCGCTAGTAATAAATAAGCCATTCCTATTAAGTGAAGACCTAGTGATAACAAAGCCTGCTTCAGATGGCCCAATAGTAACGACACCTTCCATAATAATTTCATAGGTACCTACTTCCAATTTGAACCAACCATCTTGATCTGGAACCAGCTGATCGCTGCCTCTATGTTCTTTCATATTCTCATCGATAACAAAGTCTTTGTCACCCAACTTAAATATCTTATCCAAACGCAAGTCTACAGCGTTAGGTTGAACCTGGTCATCAGTAAACTCACTAAGACTAGATTCTGATTTTTCACTACACAGATGTAACATGGGTCCGTGCCCTCTTTCTTTCTGTAAAATTATGTAATAGACAAATGTAATGGATGGCTTTCAATAGATCAGTAGTATTGTTACCACCTTTCTTTCCATACCTCATTAAATACTTTATAGCTGTATCTCGACAAGTACTATCAGCATTGCCAAGAGTTTCCCACACATCAGTAGTCTGCAGATCTCCATTACCAATATAATGACCTGAATATGTCCCTGCAATATAGTCCAATGCTTCTTGTAAGAAAGCATCCTCATGATGCTTAAGCTGTGATTTATCCTTTGTCTCTGCTTGATTAACAACTTTAAGTTCACCAAATAGATCAGGCTGCATAGCATAACTCCTCAATATATTGAATATTTTGTTTAG